GAAGGCACTACAAAGAAGTAGATGAAAAATCTCTTTGCATGACTTCTACAATGTATAAAGGAGCTGGGAATAACGGAATGACTTTAGTTCCGATTAAGAACCCAGAGAGAGTAAGAGAGACACCTAATTATTGGCAAATGGATGTCAGTGGAAAAGGATATGCCTCACAACAAGATCGTATTCGTAAACCAGAAAAACCTTCTAACTCTCTTGCTGCTGGTTCTGCATCGATACCGAAAGTTATGTGTGGTGCGTTTAGAGGAAGATATAACGAAGAAGGTAAAACAGAACAACATTTAGAAATTAGAAAAGACGAAAAAACTAATTCTATAACAACAGTTCAAAAAGATAACGTAGTTACAAAAGACAAGATGTATTATCGTAAGTTAACACCGATTGAGTGTGAACGATTACAAACTGTACCAGATAATTACACACAAGGAGTTTCTAATACTCAACGATATAAAATGTTGGGCAATGGGTGGACAGTTGATGTGATTGCCCATATATTGAAAAATATAAATGAAGAAAATAACAATACCCTACAAACCGAGAGAACTCCAACAAGAGATACACAAAGGTCTCAAGAGATTTAATGTTTTAGTTTGTCACCGAAGATTCGGTAAGACAGTCCTTACAGTTAACGAAATTATCAAGAAGTGTTTACAAAACACTCTTCCTAGACCTCGGTATTATTATATAGCACCGACATACAGTATGGCAAAAAGGATAGCTTGGGATTATCTCAAGTATTATACTTCAGTGCTGCCAAACATGGAATACCATGAAACAGAACTTCGAGCTGATCTTCCTAATGGTGGAAGAATACAGTTGTTAGGTTGCGAAAGACCGAACACCCTTAAAGGTTTGTATATCGATGGTGTGATCCTAGACGAGGTTGCTCAAATGCCACCAAAGATCTGGACTGAAATAATTAGGCCTGCATTATCGGATCGGGAGGGCTGGATGATCGCAATCGGCACACCCACGGGCCATAATGCTTTTTACCAATTATACGATCATGGCAAACATAGTGAAGGGTGGTTTACAGGATTATATAAGGCGTCTGAGACGAATATTATTAAACAATCTGAACTAGACGAAGCAAAAAAAATGATGCCTCCTGAAATATACGAGGCAGAATATGAATGTAGTTTTGAATCTAATGCTATAGGAGCTATTTACTCTCAAGGATTAGGCAAATGTGATGAAGAAGGAAGAGTAACAAAGGTTCCCTATGACAGCACTATACCTGTTGACACTTTTTGGGATTTGGGTATGGCTGATAAAACAGCGATTTGGTTCGTTCAACAAAAGGGCCATGCGATACACGTTATTGACTATTTTGAAGATTCTGGGGAAAGTTTAGAATACTATTCCTCTATCCTTAGAGACAAAGGATATGTGTATGATACCCATTATTTCCCTCACGATGCATCTGTGAGAGAACTGGGTACAGGTAAATCTCGACTAGAGATTGCTCAGTCACTTGGAATGGTGACATCGATTGTACCAAAAATGTCAGTGGATGACGGAATTAATGCAGTGCGTATGGTATTATCTAGATGTTACTTTAATTACGAAACAACGAAAGATGGATTAGATGCCTTGAGACAATATCGATGGGCAACAAACGATAAAGGCGAAGTGAAAAACAGACCACAACACGATTGGACATCTCATGCTGCGGATGCTTTTCGTTATATGGCAGTCGGACTAAATGAAACAAAACAATGGAGCAGAAAAATAGAATATAAATCTATAGGAATAGTATAATGGATGATTTTAAATTAAAGGCCATGATTAGCCAAGAGGTTGATAACTCTCTCGGTTATTATGGTGGCAAACTCACAGAACAAAGAAGAAAATTTTTAGAGTATTACCTAGGAGAACCTTATGGTAATGAAGTAGAAGGAAGATCTCAAGTTACTTCTCAAGATACTTTAGAAGTTGTTGAAAGTGTATTGCCTTCTTTAATGAGAATTTTTACTGCGGGTGAATCCATTGTTGAATTTGTACCAGTAGGCCCTGAAGATGTAGAGACTGCTGAACAAGCTACCGATTATTGTAATCATATTTTGATGAAAGATAATCCCGGTTTTATGACTTTACACACTTGGTTCAAAGATGCTCTCATTCAGAAGAATGGTTTTGTTAAAATTTATTGGAATGAAGCTGTTGAAGAGAAAAAAGAAACTTATGAAAATTTAACAGAGATAGAATACCAATCACTTCTTGCTGATGAAGATGTAGAGATTATTTCTAAAACAGAAAACTTTGAAGAAGAAGAGACAATGGATGAAATGGGTAATTCTATTTCATCTCAAAAAGTTTATTACGATTGTGAAGTAAGACGCAAAAAGACTGTGGGTAAAGTTCAGATTGAAAACGTACCACCAGAAGAAATGCTTATCTCTCGTGATGCTAAAGATATCCAAACAGCAGACTTCATTGCACATAGAGTTACTAAAACTAGATCTCAACTCATTAGAGAAGGATTTGATCGTGATGTAGTCATGGATCTTCCTGCCTTTGATGAACAAGTTTACAATGAAGAAAAAACTTCTAGAAGAATTTATGATGACCAAGCTCCTTATGAGCAAGATAGTTCTGATCCTACAATGGCAGAAGTTCAAGTTACAGAATGTTATATGCGTGTGGATTACGATGAAGATGATGTTGCTGAATTAAGAAAGATTACAGTCGCTGGTCAAGGCTATGAAATTTTAGATAACGTAGAAATAGATCATATTCCATTTGCTACATTAACACCTATTCCAATGCCACATAGATTCTTTGGTCTATCTCTTACTGACTTAACAGCAGATTTACAGTTAATTAAAACAACTGTGTTAAGACAAACACTTGACAATATGTACTTACAAAATAATGCTCGTACTATTGTAACGGATGGACAAGTCAACTTAGACGACTTACTAACATCTCGACCTGGTGGTATTGTTCGTGTTAAATCACCTAACGCAGTACAACCATTCCCTACTCCTAACTTCTTAAATCAAGGTTTAAGTATGATGGAGAAAATCGATCAGATTAAAGAACAACGTACTGGTGTTTCTAGAACACAAATGGGTGCAGATCCAGATTTAATTCAGAAGTCACATACTACTGCAACATCTGTTAATGCATTAATGAACGCTGCTACTCAAAGAATTGAGATGATCGCTAGAGTCTTTGCTGAGACTGGTATTAGAGATATGTTTAAATTGATCTATGCTAATGTAGTCAAGTATCAAGAAGCAGAACGTATTATTCGATTAAGAGGAAAGTATGTTCCTGTTGATCCTCGTTCATGGGTATCTAATATGGATTTAACTATTACTGTAGGATTAGGTAGTTCTGATACACAACAAAGAGCTGCTGCTTTAGCACAGATTCTAGCATTACAAGAAAAAATTATTCAAGCGGGTGGAATGGGTACGATTGTCGATATGGGTAAAATCTACAATACAATTTCTAAGATTGTAGAAGTATCTGGTTATAAATCACCTGAGTTATTCTTTAATAACCCAGCAAACATACCCCCTCAACCTCCAGAGCCTAAACAAGAAGAACAAAATCCATTAGTGGGTATTGCTCTACAAGAGTTAGAATTAAAAAGACAAAAAGATATGGCTGATATCCAACTTCAACAACAAAAATTAGAAGCAGATATTGCTATTCAAAAACAAAAAATTCTAGCGGATATAGAAAAACAAAAAATTAAAAACGAAGGTGACATACAAGAAGCCTTAATTAAGAGAGGAATGAGATGAGCATAGGTAGTGATCCTAGAATACAAGCTATTATAGACTCTTATAGAGCTGGAGAATATAACCCTTATTACCAACAGAATACTTATGAAGTAACACCAGGACAATTTTATAATCCTATTTATGATATTCGCACTGAACAAATTAAAGAAGGTAAATTAGAAGAAGGTGCAAGATTTCCTAAAAGTGATATGGAAGATAAAAAAGAAGAAGAGAAAAAAAAAGAAGAACCATTTGATCCTTGCCCTCCAGGATATCAATTAATAGATGGAGTCTGTCAACCCGATACTATGTTCCAACGAGGAGGAGGAGGTAGAGGTGGTTTCAATCCCCCTAAAGTATCTAAAGAAGGTTTAGTAGAAGGTTTTGAACAGGTCATACCTCCTGGACTTAGCCCAGATTCTGGTGCTTTAAATTCTATGAAGATGATGGAATTAGAAAAAAAATATGGTGCTGATCTAGCTAAACAAATGGCAGAGATGAATCAAAAATATCGTTATAGAGGTGTTCAATATAATCCAGAAACAGGACAAATATCTGCTATGTCTCCTAAGAATATTGGTGAATGGATGGGAGATATAGGTGGAGCTATGGGAAGTATGTTTGGTGGATACACAGACTCTTTAATGGGTGGTGGATTAATCGGAGGTTTATTAAACCTATTTAAAAAAGATCAACCCAAAGTTACCTATGGAGGTGGTTCTGATATTGATGTTAGTACATTTGGTCTAGCTCCTTCTCTTGCTCCTATTCTTCAACAAGCATTAACCAGTGCTCAAACACCTTCAGGGCAACCCCCAGCAGTATTACCACCAAGTCTAATGAGAGAATTTGGAATAGATACTACTGGCAGAGATTATAGAAGAGCCTTTGCAGATCAAGAATTAAGAAAGAACATTGAAAGATTTGGTAAATCAGGAGGATTTGATCCTAGAATTGGTTTTACTAAAGGTAGATAATGGATTTACAAAAACAAGTTTCAAGAGGACAACAAGCTAAAGAACTTTTAGAAAATCCTCTTTTACAAGATTCCTTAAAAGCAATTAGGAATAAACTTGACACCGAATGGAAGAACTCACCCCTGAGAGACGTTGAAGGTCGTGAAAAAATATTCTTCCTAGTCAAGGCACTAGATGAGTTAGAAGCAATGTTAATTTCAGAAATGGAAACTGGAAAACTAGCTTCACAACAACTCAAATAATAATCATAAAAGAAAGGTAATATACCATGATAGATAATCCCAATAGGGAATCTAAGCCTATCTACAATACTGTAGATCAAGCACAATCTGCATTTGCTAACTTGTTAAACGCCACTGACGAGAGCCAAGAGCAGACAACAGAACCAGTCGAAACAACACAAGACGAGCCTTACGAGGCTAACGAGAGTGAAGTAGAAACTGCGGAAGTTGAAGAACAAAGTCAATCCGAAGATCAAACTGATGACTATAGTGAAGAGGCACAAGAACAGGAAGCTACTTACCAAATAAAAGTAAACGGCAAACCTGTCAATGTCACCCTTGATGAACTTATGTCTGGTTATCAACGAGATTCAGACTATCGTAGAAAGACAATGGAATTAGCCGATGAAAGACGACTCTTACAAGAGGAAGTTTCTAAAGCTAAATCAGAGTCTGATATGGTGGCAAAATTACGACAAGACTATGCGACACGTCTAAGTGAGATTGAAAACTCAATGAAACCTGATGCGAATATTGATTGGGCAAAGTTATATGAAAACGATCCTGATGAATATCATCGTAAAAAGATTGAAGTTGAGAATAAATCTAAAGCACTAGAAACTATTAAATCTGAACGTGAACGTGCTATTAAAGAACAGAATGAAGAACAGATGAAAATCTATAATCAGTATTTAACTGAACAAAAAAAACTTCTTTCTGAAAAAGAGCCCGATTACGTTGATCCTGTTAAAGGTGAAAATTTACGCAAAGACTTAACTGGTTATCTTAAAAAAGAAGGCTACTCAGATCAAGAGTTGAACATGATGGTAGATCATCGATCATTCGTGATTGCCAAGAAAGCGATGCTTTATGATAAGATGATGAGTTCAAGAGTCTCTGCTAAACAAACCAAAACAGTGCCGAAAATGGTTCGTAGTGGTACACAGAAAACAATCAACAAAGACAGTCAAGAAGCCAAGTCGTTAAAATCTCGCTTAAAACAAACAGGATCTATGAGAGATGCTGCAAATGTTTTAAAGCAATTCTTATAAACAACTAACGAAAGGAAAAAACGATGGCTGTACCTACAAATACAGTGTCCGCACACAACAGAGTTGGTATAAGAGAAGATCTCGAGGATGTAATTTATTCAATTTCTCCAACAGAAACTCCTTTTATGACTAACATTGCTAAAGGAACTGCGGATCAAGTAAAACACGAATGGCAGAAAGATTCATTAGCTGCTGCTGCATTAAACTCTCAAGTTGAGGGTGATGATGTTGGCTCTTTTGATTCAAGAGCTGCTACAACTAGAGTACAAAACTACTGTCAGATCTCAAGAAAGACAGTTGTTGTATCTGGAACAAACAGTGCTGTTAACTCAGCAGGTAGAAATGACGAACTAGCTTACCAATTAGCAAAGATGGGTAAAGAGTTAAAGAGAGACATGGAAAAAGTCTTAACTAACAACCAAGCTGCATCTGCTGGTAATGCTTCTACTGCAAGAACTCTTGCTGGTTTACCTACATGGTTAACTAACGCAGTACGTTCTGCAGGTTCATCAACAGCGGGTGCTGATCCAACTGGTGATGGTTCTGATACTGCTACTGATGCTGATACACTTGTTGCTTTCTCAGAAGATAACTTAAAAGCAGTTATCCTAGAATGTTACCAAGATGGTGGCGATCCAGATATGATTATGGTTGGCCCATTCAACAAGCAGAAGTTCTCTGGCTTCACAGGAAGTGCTACTAAGTACAAGAATGTAGAAGATAGAACTATTGTTGCTACTGCTGATATCTATGTATCAGACTTTGGTGAACTATCTGTTGTACCTAACAGATTCCAAAGAGAAAGAGATGCTTTTGTTCTACAAAGCGATATGTTTGAGTGTGCGTTCTTACGCCCATTCCAAACTAAAGAACTAGCATCTTCTGGTGACAACGATAAGAGATTACTCTTAGCTGAGTACACTCTTGTTGCTAGAAATGGTGACTCTTCTGGTGTTGTAGCTGACTGTACAACTTCATAAGTGATATAGTATAATCAAGGGTAGGGGGATTTTCCCCCACCCTACTAAACAACAAAG